ATCACTGGCGAAATCGCGCTGGAATCAGCCGCAGGAGCTGCGACTAGCGGTAAGCCTATTACCATCGGGAACGTCGGTATTGAAGCACTGAAGACCGCGAAAGAGCACAAAGACGCGGCCATCAAGCGCGACATGGACCTGGCGTACCAGGATGAGATCCGGCGGGGCTGATTTGCAATTAAGCTTTTGATTGCGTTAGATTTGCGTTAGAGATACGAAAAGCATGGCCAGACAGGTCGGAACGCCCAATAAACGCACCCAGGAGACGGCTGATAAGCTGGCGCGTCTGGGTTGCGATCCGATCACCGGAATGGCTCACATCGCCATGAACCAGCTTCCATGTGGGGTGTGCCGTGGCGAACTGAAGACGAAGTACCTCATGCCTCAGGGAAGCCACACGACCGAATGCAGGACGGCCAACAGCGCGGAATGCACCTGCGAGGGTATCGGTACCCGCGTATGCCAATCGTGCTACGGCAGCGGTTGGGAAGCGTGCAGTCCTGAGTTGCGCGGCAAGATGTACGCGGAGATTGCGCAGTATGTGTTGCCGAAGCGCAAGGCCATCGAGCATAGCGGCATCGACGGCGAGGACATCGGCGTTAAACTGGTGGTGGAGTTTACCAAATGAAATATGCCCTGGTGTGTGCGCTTCTGGCGCTGTTTGGCGTGGCGATGGTGGCGAACGGCTACCGACAGGACGCTGCTCAATGGCAGCACGCCTACGAGGCCGAGCTGGAGATTCGCTCCAACCTCGACGAGCTGTTGAAGGAGTTCCGCTCCGTCTGCGCTGAGAGATGACCACCAAGCGCATCCAGCTTCCGCCGTGGTCGCGCATGTTGTTCCAGCCAGCCCGGTACAAGGTGGCATACGGCGGGCGTGGTGGGTCGAAGAGTTGGACGTTCGCGGCGGCGTTGCTCATCATGGGAGTGCAGCGGCCGATTCGCGTTCTCTGCGCACGCGAGACGATGCAGTCGATGAGGGATTCAGTTCATCGCACGCTGTCGGATGCTATCGACCGGATGGGCATGGGGGCGCATTACACGGTGCAGCAAGCGACTATTGTGGGGAAGAACGGGACGGAGTTCATCTTCGCTGGTTTGCTTCACAACGTGGCCAACATAAAGTCTGCCGAGGGCATCGACGTGGTATGGGTGGAGGAGGCGCAGACGGTCAGCGACGACTCCTGGAACACGCTGATACCCACGATCCGCAAGGATGGCAGTGAGATTTGGGTAGGCTTCAATCCCCGGCTGGCGACGGACCCGACGTACAAACGCTTCGTGGTTTATCCGCCGTCGAACGCCGTCGTTCGCAAGGTGAACCCAGAGGATAACCCGTGGTTTCCCGAAGTGCTGCGCATCGAGATGGAGGAGGACAAGCGCAAGGATTACGCCAAGTACCTGCATATCTGGATGGGCGAGTGCACCACGGCAATCGAGGGAGCTGTCTACGGCGACGAGATGGCCAAGGCGCTGAACGAGGGCCGGATCACCAAGGTCAGCATCGACCGGACCCGTGCCGTTGATACGTTTTGGGATCTTGGCTTCGGAGACTCTACCGCCATCTGGTTTGTTCAGGCGCTGCCCGGTGGCACGTTTCACATCGTTGACTACCTGGAGGACTCGAGCAAGGCAATCTCGCACTACCTCATCGAACTCCAGAAGAAGGGATATCTCTACGGCACCGACTGGCTCCCGCATGACGGAGTGGACGCGATCATTCACAAGAAGCTCGCCAGTGGCGACCGTTCGCGCTCCATCGAGCAGATCATGCGGGCGTCTGGCCGTCGCGTTCGCATCGCCCCCAAGCTCAACATCACGACAGGCATCAACGCGGTGCGGTCGATCTTGCCAAACTGCCGTTTTGATGAGGGACGCTGCGGGCGCGGTCTGGACTGCCTGCGCATGTACCAGTGGGGAGCGCCGTCGAAGACCGGGGTAGAGCGTGCCGAGCCCCTGCATGATCAGTACAGCCACGGGGCCGACGCTCTGCGCACGATGGCGACCTCGATCAAGACGCCGACGATCATCCGCGAGGAGAACTTGTTCTCGAGCAATCAGAACTACTCGCCCGATGCGTGGATGGCGTAGGAATCGGTTCATTTTGGTGATAAAATGGTCAATATGCCACTGGATTACGAGATTGACGGCTATTTGTGCGCAGCCGACGCGACGATAGACCAGATCCACCCGCGCAAGGACATCTTGCTGGTTCGGCGCATCCCGGATGAGGAAGTGCTGGCCAGCGGGCTGGTCATCCCGGCCATGGCGCGAGACTCCAAGACTGGCGTTCGCATCGGCGAGGTACTGAAGTGCGGGCCGGGGGAGGAATACGACTGTGATTTGATGTTTGACGGTGCGCATCGAGTCGTTAACCTCATCCCCACCGAGTGTCAACCAGGTGACCGCGTGGCCTACATGCGCTGTCCCGACAACGACGTGAACATCGGCGGCGTCGATTGCGTTCTGTTGCGCGAGGAGCAGCACGTGCTGGCGATTTTGTGATACGATAGCCTCAGCGCTGTTCAATCCCTCAATCCGAGCCAGAGAGCCCCGTCGTGCAGCGGGGCTTTTCTGCGTATAATGGGCATGAATGGAGCTGTACCGGATGCGTCCCGGTGGAGGCGGTTAGGTGCTGGAAGGGCGTGCATAGCTCAGATACCGCTGCACGCAACAAAGACTTCCGGCATCACACATAGAAGCCCAGTACAGCCGACTTAACCGAAGGCGTTTGACGGGGTTTTTGCGTTATGATGGGCGTGGACATAACAGCGGTGGGCCTGTCCAGGCGCGAAAAATGCAGCGCAGTAGCCAGAGAGACGAGGACGCCCGAAAGACCCGTAGGCCAACCAGCCGGTTACGCTCTAGACTCTGACACCACCAGCATGTCCAAATTTTATACATTCTCCACTGACTCAAAAATCACGCTGTACAAAATTTAGACAGTCTGTGATACGCTTGCGTTGATGGCATCTGACGAAGCCGAACGCCAGACCGGGGACAAGAAGATCATCGCTGAGGCCCGCAAGCGCTTCAAGGTGGCCAAAGAGGCGTCGGCAGACCAGCGCAAGGACTTTAAGGAGTCCATGCGGATGACGTTTGGTGAGCAGTGGGATCAAGCGACCAAGACGGCGCGTGTGAAAGCAGGACGGCCCGCGTTGTCGTTCCCGGTGTTGCATACCTACGTGCAGCGCATCACTAACCAGGCCCGCAAGGAACGCCCGCAGCCCAAGGTAAACGCTGTAGGCGAGGGCGCATCGCAGCAAGTAGCGGATGTCTACGAGGGGCTGTTCCGGCACGTCCACACGGCGTCAAATGCTGACGTGGCCTATGATGGCGCAGTAGAAACAGCGGCTGCGGGCGGCTGGGGCTTTTACGAGTTCCTGACCGAATACGTGGACGACGTATCGTTTGACCAAGAGCCTCGCATCCGGCGCGTGTTGGACCCTCTCAGCGTGTATTTCGACCCGCACGCGATGGAACCGGACTACTCGGACGCGAAGTACTACTTCAAGCGGCGGCGGATGTCGAAGGAAGAGTTCAAGGCTGCCTTCAAGATGGAGCCTGAGTCAGATTGGGACGACGAAGACGCGCGGCAGGACTGGACGCACGGGGACGACGTGTTCGTTGCTGAATACGTTTATGTGGAAGAAAATTCTCGCACGCTTCAGCAATTTAATGCCGAGAGGGAGGTGATCGCTGAGCGTGTAGTGATCGACCGTAGCATTTCCAAGTGCATCTTGGATGGCTCCCGCGTGCTGGAAGAAACTACCTGGCTGGGCAAGTGGTTGCCGATGGTGCCCGTGTTGGGCAAGGAAGTGGTGGTAGAGGAAAAGCGTCGGCTGTTCAGCGCAGTGCATTTCTCGCTGGACTCACAGAAGCTCATCAACGCCACCGGTTCCGGGATTGCCGAACAGTTGCAGCTTGCCTCTCGCGCTCCGTGGGTGGGTGCCAAGGGCAGCATGAAGGATAAGCGCTGGGATGACAACTCCCAGAACTTTTCCAAGCTGGAGTACGAACCGTTCAATGACGACGGGATGCCGTTGCCGCCCCCGCAGCGCAACGCCTACGAAGCCCCTATCCAGGCGCTAACGCAGGCGAAGATGGTCTACACCGACGACATTCGCAAGTCGATTGGGTACGTCGATGGGCTGGTGAATCCTTCGCAGTCGGACCTATCCGGTATCGCGGTGAAGCGGCGGGACGAGCAGAGCGATCTGGCAAACTTCCACTTCGAGGATAATCTGGTTCGCTCCCAGTGGCACGGCGGGCGCATCCTCCTCGACCTCCTACAAAAGTACATCGACACGCCCCGCGCCATGCGCATCCTTGCCCCGGATGGCACGGTATCCATGCAGGCAATCACGATGGCGATGGACGGCGGCGCAGTGCCCATGGTGCAGGGCTACGAGGGCAAGCCTCATGTGCGCGTCGATGTCGGGCGCTACGATGTCACGATCAACACCGGCCCAGGCTACGCTTCGCGGCTAGAATCAGAGATTGATGTGCTGCTGAAGTCGTTTGCCGCCGATCCGCAGTTGTGGGGCATCGCCGGTGATCTGCTGTTTAAGGCGATGGGATACCCGGATCTGGAGGCGCGGCTTCGTATGGCCCTTCCACCGCAGATCCAGGAAGCGCTGGCGAACAAAGAAGCCAATATCTCGCCCGAAGCTCAGGCGAAGATTATGCAGATGGCGCAGGAAAGCCAGCAGCTCAAGGCGCAAATGCAACAGCTTGTCGCCGCGCTGCAAAAGCTCATGATGGAGCGCGAGGCAAAGATCATCGACAACCAGGCAAAGGTGCTGGTGACGCAGATGAACAACGAGTCGAAGGAAAAGATCGCCGCCGCATCAAACGTCACCGATGTGGCCGTGCAGGATCGCAAGCACGGACACGAAACTGCTGCGATGATCGCTCAAAACGATGCGGAAATGGACCGTCAGATCCGTCAACTGCTGCACGATGCAACGCAAACCCTCGAGGGGCATGGCCTTGAGCGGGAAAAGATGGCAAACAGCGCTCAACTCGCGCTCATGAAGCCCACCCCAACGAAGAGGACCAACTGATATGGCCGGAAGCGTCAAAATCGCCAGCAATAGCCTGAGCAACGGGGCCGTCGTCGCCATCGAAATGAACTGGGTGGGCGATGCGATCAATGGCAGCGTGCCTGATACCGCGTTCCCCACGGCCAAATACGCCTGCGACGGCTTTGTCGTGTCCAACGTGGGCATCTCCATCGGCGACATCGCGCCCACCAGCGGCTACACGGTGCGCGTGTACAATTCGCAGGGCATCGACATGCTGGAAGGCGCTGGCGTGGGGCTATCGACCATCCCATATGCCCTCGGGGTGTCCTCCAACATCCCCCCGGCATATGGTGGAATTTCGATCAGCGTCAGCGGTAACAGCGTTCCTCTCGCCAAGGGGAAGATCGTCGTTTACTTCCGACAGGTGAGCACCACGCAGCTTGTTCAGCCAGCGGACGCCACGTCATCGGCGGGCACCGCGCTGACGGCCAGCGATGTGACGAGTGCATACGCATGGACCCGCACACCTGACTCGACGGTTGCGCTGACGGCTGGCGTTGCGGCGACGATCACGCTTACCCCGATGCCTGCGGGTATCAACGGTTCCAGCGTCAGTAAGCACTACGTGTCAGTGGTGACCGGATCGGCGCGGAAGGCGTACCTCATCACGGCGGTTGGCGCTTCGTCGATCACGTTCACGCCATCACTTTCCTACGCGGCGGGCTCGTGGGCGCTTCAAAGCGCGTCCGGTGGCATCCAAGAGGCGATTTACGCCACTTCTTACAAGTCCCTGACGGTACCCCAAGGGTCAATCACCTACGATGCCCTTCGCGTCTGGAACCCACGCAAGATCCAATTGAACGGGCAGGGCAAGGATGCCACGCTCATCGTCATTCAGGACGCCACGGCGAACGTGTTTCTATCCGACGAATGGGGATTGACGATCACAAACATGGGCTTCCGGTCGCTGGCCGGGGCTCAGACGGCAGGCGCTTGCGTCGGCATAGTCGGGACCACCCCGGAGTATAACGGTGACGCCGACGTGAACGTATGGGACTGCGATTTCTACCAGGTCTGGGACGCCATTAAGTGCGATTGGCCCGGTGGGTTCCTACGCGCTCAGAACAACTACTTCCGAAACATCGGACGCTACGCCTGCTACTCGAAAGCCAGCTCGGCTGGTGCCATCCAAATCTGCGACAACTACGCGGACGGGCGCACCTCGGTAGGCCTGATCTGGCTTGAGGGCACGTTGGCCGGTGGGATCATCGCTGACAATTGGATGCAGGCCAGCTTGGCCCATATCGTCGTAAACGCCGTGAGCGGCAACCCGGTAAACGAACTTGTCATCACCGGCAACATTCTAGATCAAGACACGGCTGCTACTGGCTGTGTGGTCGTCAACGGGAACGGCGTCGAGGGCAATTCCTCGAACTGCGTCAAGATCAGCGCCAACTTCTTCGCCTCCCCGAATTACGGCGTGCTCATCCAGGACGGCTGGAACGTGTCGGTGACCGACAACCACATGCGCCAGCGCGGCGTATCGGCTTGCGTGGCGGTAGCTGGCACGACGAGCGGCAAGATCGCCATCAAGGGCAATGCCATTGAGTGTGAGAGCGCCGTTCAGGGATACTCGATCCAGATCAGCGCGACGAACACCAACCAGTGCGAGGTGAGCGCGAACCGGGGAACGGCAACAGCTACTATGCTGGCCTTCATCGGCGTGGCCACCACCATCGTCAGTAACCTCCACATCCTCAACAACTCGGCTGGGGCGAACTACACGCGCTTGCTCACCAACACTGGGAGCGTCGGTGCCGGGTTGGGCGTCATGCAGGGGAATGTTGCGCAGAACACGCCCAGCGTAGCAGTATCGGCGGCGGCGACTATCACGTTGCCATTCACGGACGAGTCGCAAGTGGTGGCCATCAGCGCTACTGGTACTCCTATTACTGAGATCAACGGGATTCTGGCTCGCGCCGGTCGTCGGGTGACGTTCCTCGTTGACGGCGCGGTCACTTTCAGCACATCCGCAGCAACGGATAACAAACTTGGCGTGGCATTTGGGCCTACAGCAGCCAACGCAAGCGTTACGTGGGCCAAATATAGCGACAACCTCTGGTACGTCGTAGCGAAATCTTAACTGGCCACGGCTGGCCAAAATCAGCCGGTAAGGAAAACCAACATGGAAGCCATCCAAGACATTATCGAGAAACCCGTTCCGCAGCCGGAACTCGACTCGTTTGAAGCCTACGAGGCCGCGAAAGCGCCCAAGGACGCAGACGAGAAAACTGCTGCCGACGCAGAAAAACCGACTGAACCGCCCGTAAAGCTGGAGACACCGGGCGACTCCGAACAGCAGGCAGGAAAGCCGAAGCGGGATCGCACCGCCGAAGGCCGAATTGCCGAGTTGACGAATCAGCTCAAGGCCCAAAAGGAAGAGTTTGAGCGATGGAAGGCACAGCAGGCAACCCCCGCCGCGCCCGCCGCCGCTCAGGTGGACAAAAAGCCGGAAGCCACCAACGGCAGACCTCTTCTCAAGGACTTTGTGAATGGGCTGAAAGCAGACGAGACGTATGAAGACGCGCAGGAGCGCTGGAATGACGCTGTACAGGACTGGCGGGAGGCCCAAGCGGCCAAACGTGCAGAAGAGTCGGAACACGCCAAGCGTTCGCAGGAAATGCAGGACAAGGTGCAAACCAAAGTCCAAGCAGCCATGGAGAAATTCGAGGACTTCAACGACATCATGACGCGGCAAATCCCTGCGTCGATGGTGCCCGCGATCCAAGACTTCATGGAGGAGTTCGACGCGCTGGATGCTCTCCACGCTGTTCTCTCCGATCCGGCTGAAATCCAGCGCATCTCGCAACTCTCGAAAGCTCGTCAACTTGTTGAACTCGGCAAGATCGATGATCGACTATCCAAACCTGAACCGAAACCCACCGCGCCGCCAGTCTCGAAGGCCCCGGCACCGATCCGCAACATTGGCGGGTCGGCCTCGGAAGCCAACGACGATATCACTCAGGCCAAAAGCCTTGAGGAGTACGAGCGGATGCGTGAAAAACAACGAAAACGAGGATAAACGATGTCTAACCAGCTTCTGACCTCCCAGGTCATCACATACGAAACGCTCTCGGTCCTGAAGAACGATCTCCGCATCGTCAAGAACTTCTGGCGCGACGGCGACAAAGAGTTCGGCAAGAAGGGCGACAAGATCGGCGATACGCTGTACGTGCGCAAGCCGCAGCGCTTCATCGGCCGCGACGGTCAGGCTTTCCAGCCGGAAGGTCTTTCCGATACCCAGGTGCCCATCACCATCAACCAGCAGAGCGGCGTGGACTTTGAATTTTCTACCGCCGAACTGTACCTCTCGATTGACGACTTCCGCAATCGGTATCTGGCGAAGGCGGGCGAGTCCATCGCCAATAAGCTGGATCTGCGCTGCGCCCAGATGGCCGTGCTGAACACCGCGAACAACGTCGGCACAGTGGGCACCATCCCCGGCCTCAGCGGCTCAGATGCGTTCCTGATCTACTCGCAGGCTGGCCGTCTCCTGACGGAAAATGGCTTCCAGCGCAACGTAAAGCGCACTATGGCGCTGACGGCGGGCGCGGAAGTCGGCTGGAACACCTACTCCAAGGCGTTCTTCAACCCGTCTGGCAAGTTGAGCGACCAGTGGGACAGCGGGCAGGTGTCGAACGCCCTCGGTTACCAGTGGTACGTGGACGAAAACCTGCCGACTCAGACCATCGGTGCCCTCGGCGGTACGCCTGCCGTTGACGGCGCAAACCAGACTGGGACCACGATCAACCTAAAGGGATGGACGGTCAGCGTTACGGGCGTTCTCAACGTCGGCGATGTAATCAGCTACTCTGGCGTGTTCAACGTTAACCCGCAGTCGCGCCTCTCCACCGGCCAGCCCTTCCAGCAGGTAGTGCAGGCCATCGCGTCCTCGGACGGCGGCGGACTGTGCGCTGTGTCGGTGTATCCGGCCATGGTGCCCAGCGGTCAGTATCAGAACTGCACTGGCTCCCCTGCCGATAGCGCTCTCGTCAGCGTGTACGGCGTGGCGGCTGCGGGTCAGTCTGCCATCGCTGGCGTTGCGACTCGCCAGCAGTTGCTCTGGACGCCTGAAGCCTACGCCTTCATGAGCTTCCCCGGCGACGTGCCCAAGGGCGTCGATATGGGCTACGCAGCCAACGACAACTCCAGCGGCGTTTCGCTGCGGTTTGTCCGTCTCTTCGATGCGGTCCGCGATCAGTGGGTGAACCGGTTCGACGTGTACTACGGCGCTTCGCCGATGTACCCCGAAGGCGGAGTTCGCATCAACAGCTAACCCAGTGGGGGGCGGCGAACCGCCCCTTTGGAACCAGTATGAGAATCCTACTCATCATCTTCGCCGCGTTGACCTGCTTCGGGCAGGACGCGACGTACTTTGCGATCTCCTCGCAGACTGGTGTGGTGTCTGACAAGCTGACGATCCAGCAGAATCAGAGCAACCCGGTTTACATGCAAGGCGTGCGCGCTGTCGTCGTATCTACCACCGCAGGGACCTGCGTCACGCAGCAGGGCGGGACGGCTCCAACCACCACGGCCACGACCATTCGCCAGACCAACGGCGCGGCGTCATTCTCCCGCGTGTCGGCTTTTGCGGCCTCGAACGTCGGTAGCAGCGTCTCGACCTCTCCGGTCTACACCCTAGCGCAAGTTGGCTCGATTTATACCCTGACGCTCGACATGACGCCCAGCGGCTTTGTCGGCACCGGCACAACCAAAAACATCACCGTATCATGCTCGATCTCGGCTGGAGACATTCAGATCGCCATGTACTGGAAGGAACAGCAGCAATGAGCAACTACGTCAAACGATTCAAGCTGTGGCTGGGGATTATGTTTTGCGCCGCTGCATTTGGCCAGCAAACAACAAAATCCACCACGCTTACCACCGCCGTCCCGCTGTCAGGCACTACTCAATGGTGCTTGACCAGTGCAACCGGCGTAGTAGTGCCGAACATCTCGACCGGGCAAAACGGCTCCTACTTGCTCGTTGACCGCGAGGTAGCGCAGGTACAGGCTGCTGGCGTGTCTTCAACATGCTTCAAGGTCGTGCGCGGGCAGATGAGTACATCGGCAAGCGCATCGCATACGGTAGCGTCAACCGTTTGGATCGGCCAACCGGCCACATCCAGCAGTGATCCATCGCGTCCTTTCAGCGGCGCGTTCATCACCGTAGTCCCAACCGGATCATGCGTAGCCAGCAATCAGTTTACCCTTCCGGTATTGTTTGTCGGCTCTGCTTCCCTTGGTGCTTCCCCAGGAACTCCGTATAACTGCATCAACAGCCAATGGGTAGTCACTGGAGATTTCCGCGTCAGCGCGGTTAACGCTCCGGCTGTCGTTTTTGCGGATTCCATTGGTACATCAACGCCTGCTTTTATCACGCAACGAGCCAACGGGACTCAGGCTGCTCCAACGGCGCTTCAATCAGGCAATATCTTTGGAGTGGTAGGCGGGCGAGGATATATGGCTACGGGGTATACAACCGTTTCCCGTGCTGATATTCAGTTCCTGGCCACCGAAAACTGGACGGATAGCGCGAACGGGGCCAGGCTGGTATTTAGAACGACGGCTAACGGCGCGGCTTCTGCTACCAGCCGATGGTATGTTGACCAGGACGGCGGGCTGAAGCCATTCACAGATGGTTTAGGATCGCTGGGGAGTTCATCTCAGCAAGTACAGAGCGCGTCGTTCGTCAATTGCACCAGCGCAGCATCACCTTCCGTTTGTGGTGCCTCTGTAGTTGGAGGCGTAGCGGTGGCGGCGGCGGCAACCACTCTAGTCGTCAACACCACGGCGGTTACAGCCAAATCCAGGATCGTCCTCACCATGGATTCCAGTCTTGGCAGCGACCTTGGCGTCACTTGTAATACCACCAACATTGCGGCGTGGGTTTCGGCCCGAACCGCATCAACCTCATTCACCATCACCACGGCATCCGGCCCGGTGACAAACCCAATGTGCCTATCCTGGCACTTACTCAACTGACGGCGAAAGCCAAAAAGGACACCAGAACATGCCTCAGATCCTCATTTTGCTCGTTCTTTCGGCTCTCGCCGCGTTCGGGCAGCAGACCACCACCAGCACGACCCTATCCACCGCGCTCACCAGCACCACGAACGCGGAGTGGTGCATCGGCAGCGCTACGGGCGTCGTGCTCAACTCCACCAGCGGCAACGCCTCCTATCTCTTCGTTGACCGCGAAGCCGCTCAGATCACCTCGCAGGGCAGCACCTCGACCTGCTACAAGGTGAAGCGGGCGCAACTCGGAACCGCTCAGATGGCTCACGCTGCCACCTCGAAGGTTTGGGTTGGCGCTGCGGCTACGGGCACGGGCGACACCTCGCGGCCCTTCACTGGCGCGTTCACGTCTTCGCTTCCCAGCGGGGCTTGCACGGCCACAGCGCAGTACACGCTGCCGATCATCTACACTGGGACTGCCAGCGGCGGGGCGTTCCCCGGAAGCGTCATCAACTGTATCGGCTCTCGGTGGAGCGGGCAGGCTGACAAGACGTTCTTCGTCTCCCCGTCTAATTGCACTTTCGCCCCGACCACGTTGACGACCACCAACACGCTAATTCAGGTAGGAGCTTCGGCGGTCTACGTCCTGAATGGCACGTCGAACGCGGCTGCGGGCACTAACACGCTGACCTGCAACATCGTTGTTCCCACGGCGGTTTCTGCGCTTCAGGGCGCGGTCATCACCGATATCGTCGGGTACTACGGTTCGCAGACCACGGCCCCCACGTCCATCGGCACGGCCACGCTTGGCAGCATCTCCTTCGCTACCCCGGCGACGGGCGCGGCCGTCTCCACCGTTACCCCGGTGAGCTTCGGCGGCACGATCACCAACACCGTCCCGACGCTCATCACGACGGTGACCACGGCGGGCTCGTTCCTCCCGATCCGATCCGCTCTCAGTACTCCGGTCACGTTGTCCACCGACAATCAGATCCTCGTGTACAAGTTGCCGTTCGTTCAGAGCGCGGCGGCGGCTATGACGATCAACACCCCCGGCCTGATCGTCCATTACGCGGCAGCCACGACTTTGCCGTAGGCACTCCGAAGGCACTCCGGGGAGGGACAGCCAACCTCCCCACTTTTTCAACCCCTAACCGAACATAGAGGAAACTATGGCTTCTGAACAAGAGATTACACGCGACATTCTGAACCAGCTCAACGACAACCGGGCGACCAATCAGCTGCCACTTGGCATCGACCAACTCGACTTGATGCGCGGCAAGAACGGCGGGTATCCCCGCGATATGTACCACGCCACACATGAACCGATTCGCGTCACAAACCGGGATCAGGAAGCGGCGATGAGCCAACGCGGCTACGTCCGCAACTATATCAAGCACGCCTACCCCAAAACGATCTTTCGGCGCAACTCGCAGACCGTCAAGCAGCGCATCGGCGACACGAAGGAGTTCGAAGACGTCGCGAAGTTCACTGACTTCGTTGAGACTCGCGTGGTGCTTTCGGCTGACCACGAAAAGGCATCGTTGGCGGAACGCGCCCCGCGTGGCTGTTCGGCGTGGATGACCGAGTACGCCGCGCTCCCCCCGGTCAGCGACGAAACCGCTGGCGACAAGGACGCGGAACTCATGCGGCTGCGCGGTAAGGTGGAGGCCTTGGAAGGCACGCCGGAACCGCAGCGCCGATCTCGACGCGGCCAGCACGCAGAGCAGGACTAACGAAAAAGGCCGGGAATCATGCCAAACCCCATCTCACTCACGACTATGGCGACGGACGCACTCAGCTACCTGGGTGTGCTGGACGCTGGGGGCACCCCTTCGGCCACGGAAGTAGCTCAGGCGCTCCGCACGGCGAACGACATGCTCGACAACATGTCCTCAGAGGAGTTGATGATTCCCGGCCTACTGCTTCAGACGTTCACTCTCACGGCGAGTACGGCATCCTACACTATTGGAACCGGGCTGACGTTCAACGTAACGCGCCCGATGGCGATTGAAGCGGCTGTGCATATCAACACGTTGAACTCTCAGCCGCTGGAAACGCCGATCAAGGTGGTTAACGGCGCGGAATGGGCATCCATCGACAACCGCGCTCAGGACAACAACTTCATCGAGTACCTGTTCTACGACCGCGCCATAAGCGGGGCGAAGGTCTACGTTTCCCCACGGCCGCTTGGCGGCTCCATTCAACTTACCATGTGGACGGCGCTGACGCAGTTCGTTGACGCTACCACGACGCTCAGCTTCCCGCCAGGGTACCTCCAGCCGCTCACCTACATGCTGGCCATGGCTCTCGCGCCTCGCTACGAAGTCGCTCCCAGCGACGTGCTGGTGAAGAACGCGATGGACTCCATGGCGCGATTGCGTGACCTTAACGCCGCGCTGATGGGCCGAAAGCCACCGGCAGGCCAAACCGAAGCCGCCACCGCGCCGCCGTCATCGATTCAGACGAACTAAATGAGCATCCAATCCTACAGCGCCAACGAACTCGCATACCAAGCGCTCCGCGACCTCGGGGCGCTGCGGGCTGGTCAGGGACCGTCTGCCGAAGTGCTGGCGGATTGTTTCGTCGCGGTCAACCAGTTGATCGACTCGTGGCTAATCGACCAGCTTTTGGTCTACGCCTACGTGCCGAACCAGTACACGCTCAACGGGACTTCTATCACGTACACCATCGGGCCTGTCGGTGCCGACTTCACCGCGCCGCGTCCCACGGGCATCCAAGACGCCAATATCATCCTGAACACGACATCCCCGGTGGTTCGCCAAGCCGTCAGCATCATCAATGTGGACCAGTGGGCCTCGATCCGAGTGCAGAACCTTCAACCCGCCATCCCGTTAGTCCTCTATTACGACGCCAATTTCAACCCGACGCTGGGCTACGGCTCGATCAACCTCTGGCCGGGTCCGCAGGCGTCCTACATCCTCGAAATCTACACCTGGCAGCAGTTGACGGCGTTCGCGGATCAAACCACGCCGATCAAGTTTCCCCCTGCCTACGCGCAAGCGCTGCGGAAGTGTCTCGCCGTCGCCATCGCCCCCATGATGCTGCTGTATGGCAAGGAAAATCAGATCGTAGGCAGCGCAATCGAGAAGGCTCTCCCGTTGGTTCAGCAGCAGGCTAGGCTTGCAATGGCCGCGTTGCGGTCCTACAACGCCAAAACGCCCGTCCTGAGCCTCGATCCGGCCTTTGATGCCGTCACTAACCGTACCGGGTTCAATTACATGACCGGAAACGCGGGAAGGGGCTGGTGATGAAGACGATCCCAGTCCCCGGCTTCGGTGGCCCAACGTATCTCGCTGTTTCTCCCGTCATGGACGCCGAACGGGCTATCAACCTATACCCGGAACCGGGTGGGGCAAACTCGAAAAGTCCCGCGATGCTCGTTGGTCGTCCTGGCCTTGCGGCTTGGGGCTCGGTCAACAGCGTGGTGCGCGGCTTGTGGGCTGGCGATACGCTGGGCGGGCTTGGTCGGCTGTTCGCTGTCGGCGGCACTCACGTCTACGAGCTGGCCAGCACTGGGGCCGTTATTACCGACTTCGGCGCGATGGGAGGGTCAAACGTCGGTCCGGTTCAGATCGTCGCCAACGGCGATCAATTGATGGTAATGAACCTGTCGGCTGGGCAAATCTACAATGTCGCTGGCGGCGTCGTGACGGCTGTTTATGCTGGGAGGGCGTTAGAGTATCTAGACGGCTTTTACATCGCTCTGGACGCGGCGGAAGAGCGGAAAATCAACGTCTCTGCGTACCTTGACGGCACCACATGGAACGCTCTCGATACCGTCGTCAAAACCGGATCTGCTGACAGAATCGTGCAACTTGCCGTGCTCAACGGGCAGCTTTGGCTGTTCGGGCAACAAACCACGGAAATCTGGTACAACGCTGGCAATCCGCTGTTCCCCTTCGCCCGCGTACCTGGTGCTACGCTGAACTTCGGCTGTATCGCGCCGTGGTCGGTCGTCAAGTTCTCTAATACGATCATGTGGCTGGGGTGCGATCAAAACGGGTTTATGCAGGTGTTCATGACTCAGGGAACCAACCCGATCCGCGTCTCCAACTTCGCTATCGAGAACCAGTTGACTGGCATTACACAGGCAAACCCACAGGGTAACGTCCAATATCTTCAGTATTGTCGTGGGTATGCCTACGAGGAATCCGGCCACACGTTCTACGTCCTCACCGTAATGAGTTCGCACTCCGCGCCAGTCGCAACCTACGTATATGACCTTATGACTGGGATGTGGCATGAGAGAGTATACGCCGGAGCGTGGCCTATCTGCTTCGCTAGTGTGCCGCAAGCGGCGTTCTCCACCGTTGGCGCTTCATTCGTCGGTGATACGCTGTCGGGCAATATCTACATTCAGAGTCAGGGATACCCGTCCGACGCTGGAACGGCCATCACCTACACGCGCACTTTTCCCACCGCTTCCGACCGTCAACACCAGATCAAGTATCCGCTCCTGCAACTCGATGCCGATATGGGCGCAGCTACAGCCTCGCTGGAGTGGTCGAACGACGGAGGAAAGACGTTCCCATTCTCCCGCGCTGCGATCTCGCCATCGGCCGAGACTTCGCAGAGCAACGCGCCGCGCTATATGTGGCGGCAGTTGGGAATGGGGAGGCAGCGCACGTTCCGCATCAAAACGACATCCAGCACTGAACTAGTCCGCTACATCAACGCCTACATGGGCGTCTCTCCGGGTACCGAACAATGAGCGTCTCCGCCAACATCAACGTCGGGCTCCCTCCCATCCAATCGCCCATCACGGCAGGGCAGGGCGGACAGAACGGCGTCCCGTTCAATATGCGTCCCGCGAATCCGATGCCCGCTGGCGTGCTGACGGCGGCGTGGGCTGGGTGGTTCAATCAACTCGGAAAGCTGGCCGGTCAACTTCCGACGATCAGCGGGTTGAAGGCGGCGATGGTGCCAACGGGTGGCGGCGCAGCGGTTACCGACTACACCCCGGACGCATGGCAGCGATTCATCTATTACCAGACGGACACCGGACTCGCCTACATCTCGCGCATCGTCTCGAATACGTGGGTGTGGGCTTACTTCTCAGGAGCGGCGACGGTGGCGCTGCTGGCCGATCTGCCGACGACGCTGGGCGTTAACGATACGGGCGCGATCTATTACGAGCTTCAATACGGGCACGCCTACCAGTGGACGGGCACGGTGTGGCGGTTCCTCCCCGGTGATCCTGGCGCTAAGTATATCGTGGCTGGCATCGCAGCGCCGAAGGGCGGAAAGTGGCAACTCTGCGATGGAACGGCGGTTCAGGTGTCAAACGGCGACGGCACAAGCTCAAGCGTCACTACGCCAAACCTTGCCACCAGCGGATTTAGCGGTGGGCCAGTCCTCATCGGCGGCGGCGGCACCGGGTTTCAGGCGGCAACCACGCCGGAATGGCAAGCGGCGGCGAAGACGGACGACGAATCGGCGCACACGCACCCCATCACGGCGGCAATCGTGGTGCAATCCGGCGCGGGATCGTCGCCAGCGGCCACGGGCAACACAGGGGCTGGAACGGCGCACAGCCACACTCTTTCAGACGCAAACGCCAAGCTCAAAAAGCCGTCCGATGGCGCGGACGCAACACACGGAGGCGGTATGCCGGACAGATTCTACTTGAATTGGTATATGAGGCAATAACATGGCAGCAGCAGCGATTCTTCCATTCATCGGACCAGCGGCCAGCCTTTTCAGTTCCATTCTTGGGTTTGGCAGCGCTGGCAAATCGGCAGATCAGATTGCAGCGGCCAATCAAGCGGCGATGGCTGGCGTCCTCGGGGCTTCATCCAACGGGCAAGCCGGGGTGTCCAACGCAGCCAATCTCGGCATACAAGGCGTACAGAATGCCAGCCAAACCGGGCAAGCTGGCGTCAATGACGCTTTCGCGCAAGGGTCGAACAACCTCAACGCGGCTGGCGGGCAGGCTATTGGGGCGGTCAACAACGCCACCGGGACAGCCAACACCACGCTGGCCGACATGCTCGGGACGCAGACGGCGGCGATCAACCCGTATCTGCAAGCGGGCCAGACCGGGCTGACGAATCTGGCCTCACTCGTCGGCGGTCCCGGCTTCCAGTTCAACTACGAGGATTACAAGAACGACCCGGCCTACCAATTTCAGCTGGAAAGCGGTTCTCGGGCTATCCAGAACGCGGGGGCGGCGCGGGGCTTAGGCTCCAGCGGTTCCACGCTGAAGGAATTGACCAATTACGGTCAGGGTGTAGCGTCAACGCACTATCAGGATGCCTTCAACCGGGCGAGGGACAGCTTCAACACCAACTTCAACACCGGACTCGCGGGAAACACGGCTCTCATCGGGGCTGGCACAACCGGACTCGGGCAGTTCAACGCGGCACAAGCCAACGCGGGCAACCAGATCGCACAGAATCAAGTCAACGCGGGAAAGTACGAAGGCGACACCACAACGAATATCGCGCAAATCCTTGCGGCGCTGGGGCTGGACGCTTCCAAGTTCAACAGCCAGACCGGAATGACCGGCGCACTCGCAAACAGCGCCACCGGGCTGCAATCGGCTATCGTCAACAGTAATACCGGCATGAACGCGGCGAATAGCGCCGGAAACTTTGCCGTAGGCGGGGCCAACGCACGGGCGGCCGGTACGCTTGGTCAAGCCGATCAGCTCAACTCTGGCATTTCAAGCATCGCTGATATCCTTTCCGCTTACTTAGGGAAGAGAAAGGGCAACTAATGGGCACCCCAGCATCACTCCTCGAACTCATCGCCACGGGAGGATCGCGGCGGCAGGCGTTGAACGCCGAACTGACACAGCGGGCGGCGCAAGCGAAGCAGGCCGAAGCCGCCGCACGTCATGCCGACGCGGAAACCGAAAAAGCCACCATCGAAGCCGACGCGATGCGGCAAGCGCAAGCCGATCAGCAGGTGATCTCCGACGCTTTCGCGCACGTCGGCGGGAATCCAAAGTTGATGGACAAGTACATCAAGGCCAATGCCAGCGGTGCGGGCGTCCAGCGGTGGCAGATGGATAACATGAAACTGCGTGAGCAGATGTCGAAGACCAGCGCGGCCGATCTTGACCGTGCCGAAAAGGTTCACAAGGTCATGGGCTCGTCGCTCGGCTACCTGAACGATGTTCCAGACGACCAACTGCAAGCCGAGTATGCAAAGGTTTCCCCAGCCGTGCAGCAGCTCGACCCGACCATCCAACTCCCGCCGCAGATCGACCGAATGGGACTGAAACGGCTAATGGGGCAACTCACTTACGCCGATGAGGTGTTGAAGCAGCAGAAGGAAGCGGCCGCGCTCGAACAGACCAAGCAACAGACGGCTAACTCCCGGCAGGAAGGCGAACTGAAAGAGCGTTCGGCGTTCCTCCAAGGGGTTCGGCCAGACATGCCATATGCGGAGTACAAGGCGCTCCCCGGCTATGACAAGTTCGCCAAAGTCTATCCTTCCCCAGCGGCGGCGGCGGCTGCGGCGAAGGTTGAGGGCATCGCCGTAAAGGATCGCACGAAGGCCGAACAGGACGCCCGCGTGCTGGCTGGTATGTCGCCAACGGGCATCACTGCCGAACAGCAAGCGCGGATTGACCAAGACAAAGAGGAGGCGAAGCAGCGAGAGCGGCAGCACCGAGAATCACTTGGTGTTCAGATCCGGGGTCAGAATATGACCAATGAGCGGATGCGCGAAGCCAACGACAACCGCCCGCCATCGGCTGAAGAATCGAAGGCCTACGGGTACTTCAAGCGCATGGACGACGCGGCGAGGGCGCTGGCGACAATGGATTCAGCTATCGCGCAGAAAAGCACCATCGGGCAGGCGTGGCAGAACAACGCGCCCAACTTCCTGCAATCGGAAGAGGGGCAGGTTTTCAACCAGGCGAAGAAGCAGTTCACGGAAGCGTATCTGCGGCGCGATTCCGGCGCGGCCATCAGCAACGGCGAGTACGCGCAGGTTGACCGCGAATACTTTCCGCAACCCGGCGACGGGCCGCAAGTCCTGGCACGCAAACAGCAAGGACGCAAGGTGGCCATCGAAGCCATCGAGAAGGAAGCGGGCCGCGCGATTCGCAAGTTTGACGCACCGGGCGCGGCTCCGGCCAGTGGAGGCGGCTCCTACGAGCATTTCGCGGTTGACGGCAAAGGTCACCAGATCGGCAGTCGCGGGAACAAGTGGTTCGACGTGAAGACGGGTAAGGAGATTCAATAATGCCACCTCCCCCGCTCCCCAAGGGTTACAGCATTGCCCCGCCGCCGCCCCCCGGCTACGCCCCTATTGACGCCCGCACTCCTCCCTTTGTCGCGCCTCAGGGTATAGGCGCTGGCGGTCACGTTCCCGGAACGCCATGGACCAAGGAAGAGGAGCGCGCCGTAAGCGGAGAACCAGAGGAGCGTTCGTGGTGGGATACCGTAAAGTCTGTCGGAACAGGAGTGGCCAACGCTGCCAAGGGCGTGGTAGATATGGGGAAGCGTGTGGTAGAAGGCCCGCAGGGGGTAGACGAGGAGATTCTGACCGCCCTGGCGGGGCCGCTGGGACCACTCATCAAGGACACGGTTCTGTCTCATATCGCGGTGGCAAAGAAGGCGAAAGAGGAATTGGACAAGGGCGATACCCTATCCGGCACGGCCCGCGCCGCTCTCGCCGCAATCCCAATCGTTGGCCCAATCGGTTCAGGCATTGCCGACAAGATGAGCGAGACGGACGAACAGGGTCGCCCTCGGCCTGGAGCCATGGCTGAGGGGATAGGAGAACTGGCGGCGAATGTCGCTGCACCTGAGGCAATACGACGCGCGGCAACCATCATTCCGGGTGGGTTGCGACCGTCGAACCCAGTCACACGGGCGGCGATGGAGTTCAAGGACTTTAACGGCATTCCCTCGTCGATGCGGACGGCCACGGGCTCACCGTTCATCGGGTATGCGCAGGCGGCAGCGGACCTGACACCGCTGGGCGCGATGGTGGCCGAAAAGGCGCGGCAAGTTGAGGTAGGCGGGTTTAAGCGCGTCGGTGGTGAGCTGGCGGAGAAAACCAGCCCAGGCCAACCGATTACACCAGAAGGCGCTGGCGTCGAGATCCAGAAGGCGCTTCAGGACAAAGTGGACCGCTTCACCTCATCGGCCAATCAAGCCTACGGCGCATGGCGTGCGGAGATGGATTCGCCAGCCGCAACACGCATGGCGAATTGGAACGCGGCGACTGGCCAGATGGAGCCGATTCAAGCTCCGGTGGAGATCGGCCAGATCAAGAACCAGATGCGCTCCATCTTCGAGGAAATGGAGATGATGCCAGCCGCGCAGAAATCGGCCAGCGCTGGATACAACGCCATTCGGGAGTTGATCGCCAGCCCAAATCTGGTACCTGCCACCACGGCTGAACTTGGCCTATCCTACTTCAAAGAGATGGCGCGCGACGGCACGGGTCGGAACGCTGGGCTTGCGAAGCAGTTGGTGGCGCGGCTTCAGCCGCTTGTTGACGCAGCGGTTAAAGACGTTTCTCCACAGGCGTTTCAGGCGCTCAAGGACGGGAGAGAACTCGTCACCAATCAAAAGCGCATCGAATCCGTCGCCAATAAGGTCCGAGAGGAGCCCGTTCAGGCCTACGGGCAGACGATCTGGCCGAAAGACAACGGAATTGAGCATTTACGCCGTGTAGTAGACGAAACACCGGACGTTGCGCCAAAGATTGGTCGCGCATGGCTGGAGGACGCGCTGTCGAAGGCTGAATACGAGGGCGGGTTCGACAAACTAGACGGGCTGCACGCGAAATGGCGTGATATGGGGCCGGAAACCAAGCGCATATTGTTCAAGAATCCGGCGCTTATCAAGGACATCGGCGACTTCTTCCAAGCGGCGAAGGACAGCGCTAAGGACATGAACCCCAGCGGGTCTGGCAAGCTCATCTCTGTTGGTGGCCAACTCACCTACATCTTCACGGAACCGACCACTGGTATCCCGCTGGCTATTGGCGCTGGGGCATTGTCAAAACTGATGCACTCGCCCGCCGTGGTGAAGGCGCTGACTCAGGGTATGAAGGTAAACGCGCGGGACGTGGGCGCAGCGACATCGGCGGCGATGAAGATTCGGTCTCTGACTCGAGACGTGGCTGTTCCGCTTGACAAGGTGGCCGATAAAGAGCAGCAAGAAAAGCAAGCGAAAGGCCAGCAGCCATGAGCGGGAACGCCAACATCCAAGCGCCTTTTACGACAATCGAAATATCTGAGGCGGCGACGGCATACGACGCGACCAGCGCGAACCACACCGACGAAGCCACAATCCAGCAACGTATCACCACAAAATAAGGATATCTTATGCTACAAGCACCCAACAAGGCCGACAACATCATCATCGCGGACGCGGCGAAGTTTGCTGACAAGCTGACCAAGCTCGGCCTCCGCATCGGTCCGCTGCACATCAATGAAACCGTGGCCGGTGAGGCGGTTGCCTCCATCGCTCCAATCGAGGCTTTTGATGGGTTGGAAGCCGACAAACCCTACTGCTTGGTCGTTTGGGCTGGCAGCGACTGGCACAACGTGGCTCAGTTGGTCCGCATGTGGGGCGAAGGCACGATTCAGGACTTCCGCGAGGTCTACACAGACATCTACCCCGGCAAGGACGCGAACACCGGGCTGCTCGACATCCCTGGCGTCAACGCGGCCATCGCCAAGCTGATCGCCAAAGCCTAAACCAGTAGCGGCGGGCGCAGCCCCGCCGCTTCCCGATCCTGCCAACGATCACGAGGGAGTACCATGAGCCTGCTACACGAAACCACGTCAAGGAGCGAACAGCCGATGCAAAGCTGGTTCAAAACAGTAATCTCGACCGCAGCCCCATCCTCCGAGTGGCCCTGGTGGGCGATCTCGGCTCAAACTGCCATCGCCGCGCACGTCGGCTACTTCTGGTCGATGAACGCCGCGTTCCGTTGGCTGGTGCTAGGCATCGCGGCGAACTTACTCGCGACTCTAGCGTGCGTCGTGTTTCTACCAGACAAGCGCGGTCAGGTCCACTTCAAACAGGACGTGGCCGTGAAGTCTCTCATGATTTGGCTGGTGTGGATGCTATCGAAGGAGCCGATGCTACAGGTCGATATCGCTGGCCAATCGGTGAGCATCGCCGCCGTCCTCGCGGCCTATTTCCTGACGGCGGAATGGATCGGGTTTCTCCAGCGTGCTGGCGACCTCGGCATGAAGTTCCCCAAGTGGGTCGGTGACGCGCTCCAGCGGGCGAACGACAGCATCAATAACGCGGACGTTGGAGGCAAGGTGATTGGAGCTATGACGAGCTTCACGCAGCGTTCTGACGGGTCCACCGAAACCATCAGCAATACATCGACCATCGTGACCACGAAACCGGAGGCACCGAGTGCGTAACGTATTTTTGATCCTGTTGGCGGTTTCGGCCGCATGGGCACAGTACCCGATTCCGGGGGCTGGCGGCGGTGGTGGCAGCACGATAACCGCTGGAACCGGCATCACGGTCGTAGGGTCAACGGTGAGCGCTGACACCGCCGTCATGGAGAGCCGAGCGACGGCACAGGCTGGCACCTCGACGTATTGCCGCAGTACAACGGGTAATGACACGTACACCTGCACCCTTACCCCAACGCTCACCGCCTACACGACGGGCTCTTGCTTGGTCCTCAACCCAGACACAGCAAACACTGGGACGGCGACGATCAATGTAGACGCGCTGGGGGCGAAGTCGATTCTCGGGCCCAACGGCGGAGCACTCGCAAACGTGGACATCCCTGCCAACAAGCCCGTCCAGATCTGCTATGACGGGACTCAATTCCTGCTAGTGGGCGGCGTGGCTACCCAATCCCTTGGCGTAGCCGTAGGTGATCCGGCTGGATCCGCGCTGGCTACCGGGGTGCTTGGGTACTTGGTGGCTGCAAGTTCCTGCACTATCGTGGGGTGGGACATCGTCGTCGACAGCGGCACGGCCACCGTGGACGTTTGGAAGATCGCCACTGGCACTGCCAAGCCGACGGTGGCAAATACGATCACCGCGTCTGCAAAGCCCGCTATCAGCACGGGTACCGCTGTAGCCTCGACAACGCTTACGGGCTGGACGACTGCGGTTTCACCGGGAGATATCATCGGCTTCAACCTGGACGCCACGTCTGGCCCGAAGTACATCACGGTTGACGTGAGGTGCCGATGATTCGCGCATTGCTTCTTATCGTCGCGGCGCTTCCGTCGTTTGGAGCAATCGCCTACGTGAACGGGGTGGCTACTGCCGGGTCCACAATGGGTGCCCTGAGCGTTACCACCGGTAACATGGTGGTCGCCTGTGCGCTATACCAAACTGGTGGTGCCTCAGTTACAGCAGCGGATACTGCTGGCAACACTTACGTTGCACTTCCGCAGCAAGCAAGAGGCACAGATTTCGCGTACGGAGTGTGGTGTTTCTATGTGCTTAACGCAACGGGCAACGCAGCCAACGTGGTCACGTTTTCCGGGCCGTTTATTTATGAGGGTGCCGTAACGCAATACTCCGGTGTGGCCACATCGGCGGCGCTTGATGTCACGAATAAAGGCGCTGGCGGGAATAGCATAACGGCCACGACTCAATCGTTTTCAACGACCACCGCAAACCAACTCATCCTCATTTCTGGCCCTTCTGAAAACTGGGCGTTAGTGTCAACGGATATAGCGGGCACTGCGGGAAACGTTCGGGTCACCGCTCCCAACGGAACCATCACGATTGCTGATCGCATCGTGTCTAGTATTCAAAGCAGTGTGACCGCGTCCATGACAAATATCAGTAGCCAGAAGTGGGCAATTGTAGTTTTCAGTTTCAAAGAGGCGTCAAGCGGACGCCGCAGAATCACGCTGATCCAATAACATGCGCCTACTACTACTGTTCCTCGCGTCTTTGCCGCTCGTAGCCCTCGAAAACGGCGTATTTAACGGGTCTAATTACCTCAGCTTCACCGGGCCTACGACCAACCTCACTGACTACCGGTTAGAGTTCAGGCTCAGTGGCTTTGCTGCTGCGGGCGTGCAGGGAGTCGTTGGCAATAACGGCTCAGGGCCCCACTGCCTCCTCGTATCCGGTTCGGTTACGCTGCGGTGCCGGGATTTCAGCGGGGCCGGGGATCAGGTGGACATCAGCCTGACGGGCCGCACCGACGTGCGCGTCCGGTTCCAGCGGTTCTAC